CCCAAGCTGCCATAATAAAATTGACTTGCATTAATTGTAAACTTGAGATGTAACTTACACCTAATGTAACCAAAGCCCTCAAGCTTATTTTTGATCGACAAAGTGTTGAAATAAAGTTGCCATGGGCGTATAGTTGCTATATTGCCAGCGCCCAGGTTCTCTGTCCACACAAAAGTGTTGATCTTGGTTGGTCGAGACAAAAAATCCGATAAATAAGCATTGGTTATCAAACTATCTGCTGTCGGATCGTGTGAAACGCCTAACATAAGTGTCTCTGGCGCTATCTCATTCACAAATTGGGTCTGTTGACTGGTGCTGCTTTCTGATCCCTCAGTCATAGGGTGTTCAGATTGTATCGCGTTCATTTCTTCATTTGTTTTGCTAAGGTGGTTATTTTCGTGCACAAGGGAAACCTTATTCCCAAATGCCTTACAGATCTCTCTTGTATCGAGCTCCATACTTCCGTAAATACGGATTTCGGGGAACGCCCTAGCACGATGCCCATGATGATCCACTCTCTCTTCGCTATCAAGATCTGACTTTTGCGTTGAGCAGTAACTATCTACATGGAGACTCTTTTGGCTTTGAAGACCTGTGTCATAGGCCTCGATCTTGGATCTCCAGAAACGCCTCTTGTAAGCTGCGTAACTCAGTGAGGGATACTCCAACATCTGTAATTTCAACGACTCGCTCTTTGGTAACTCATCAATAAATTGTTTGAACTCGTCGAAGGCTTCTTCACCGTAGAAGAACATTTCACTCATTGCTGAGCTTATGGCCATAGCCAATTGTGTTGTTTGCATGACTGCTTTGGATTTCACTTGGATTGTGATCATTTTTACTATTGAATTGAACTCCAACCTGCCGACGTGCAAACCCAACCCAACATCATATGTAAATGATCTTTTTAAAAAAGATACTTCATATAAAGAGATGTAGGGTCTGGAAACAGCACTTTTATCCGCCATAGTGTACCCAAGGCCAAGTCCTTCCAGCACGTTCTGAATTTGGGTATGATGGAAATTAGGTTTGTCAGGGCTAACGCACAACACATGATCATCCCCTAAGATGATGCCAATCACACAATCAAAAAACGTTGTCAAATCATAACCTGCTTTCGCATAAGCATACATCAAATAGAAGATGTTCATAATAATGTTAAAAATAGTTGTGAGTTGGTGCCCAGACACTTCTCCCCCAACCAGCGTTATAAGCATTCCAAAGAAATCTACTGTTGGGTTCATGAGTTCATATTTCAACACTTCCATCATCAGCTTCATCTCATCTGAAAAATTACCAGAAGCGAAACACACCCTGTTCACTGCATCCATGACGTAATACAAAACTAACATTTTAACTCGTTTGTCATAATACACGTGATCACCAGCAATAGCTGTATTTAGCCCAAACTTGGACAAAATTTGGAAAACATCTTCCCACTCAGGTGACGTTGTATTCAAGCCAACTGCCGACCAAAAAACTTCACGATTGCGTTGCACAACTCGGGCAAAGCCCAAATAGAACATACGCACGATAACAAGAAGCTCTGCTGGACAACTAAAGAAAATCCTCGTTTTCCATGCGTCAAGTTTCTTCTTTGACAC